AAAACCCCGAAAAGAAAAAAAATTTCCCAGAAAAAATTCTTATGGAAAAGTTTAATTATGACGAGTATGTAAGTAATCGTAATGATATATTAGAAAGTTTTGATAAATTTTGTGATGATTTAGAGGATCGTGCACTTAGTAATTTTGGGAAGGATGATGGAAGAATTAGTGAGAAGATTAAAAGATTTAGAGGAGAGGGTGAAGGAATTAGAGAGACCGACAATAATGTACAAACGCCCGAAGGCGAGTGAGTATGAAAGTTTGTCAGACACTCTAAATTATTTGCACAATAGTATAGAGGAGATAAGATGCCATTTATTGTCGGACCAGAGACAGTAGACACATCAAGTACTGATGGATTATGTACATATCCTGCAGCACCATTAGGAGGTAATCCGTATGTATCAGCAAATGTGTATATAAATAAATTACCAGCAAAGGTATATACTAGTACTAGTATACCTGCGCCTGTAGTTGGAGTACCATTACCCACGAATCCAACAGGGGTATGTCAACCAGGTACACGAAGGATTGAACCAGTAATCAACAAGAATGTGTTTATCAACGGGCAATTATTTGCTGTTACTGGTGACGAGGCAGAATTAATTATAGGGATAGGCACACCAAGGACCTTGACAGGGCCTTTTAGTTATCCTACAATAGAGATTGGAACACAAACAATAGGAGTATAATTATGGCACGAAGCAAGATTGGTATTAGTGGGAAGCAGATTATTGAGTCTCATCCAAAGAACACACGCCAAGGTAGTGGGAAGCATACTAAATATGCTGCGACTAGTCGTAACAAGGCACGAAAAGCATATAGAGGGCAAGGGAAGTAATGAAAGATTTACTGTTCATCTCACAGGATAAAGAGATGGCACTCATTCAGGAGATGTCATACAAGATCAAGATGTCAGATTGGGATATACATCCAAGTAAGACATGTTTTTTGTGTGTTTCTCCTGATTATTCAAGTATTGTGACACAACATCTCTCGCATTCATTAACAATGGATCGGGAGATTTTTCATATTGAGGCAGTGAATGTGCCATTTCCAGATGAAGATCCTTCCCAGTACAAGTTAAATTTTGAGTTAGATTTTGCGGAGTGGGTATTAGATTGGGATAACTTTGTATTATGTGAGGCAGGCGTTATCCGAGGTGGGAACTATAGTTGGATTACTAGTAGTATGGAGAAGTTTTCAGAGAAGAATTATTATACTTTATCACTTTGCGAGAATATTGGTAGTAAATATAAGAGTGATATGGTTTCACTATATTATGATGATAAGGTAGAGGACTTACATTTTTGGTGGGAGAGACCAAATAATCATTGGAAATAAATTAAGGTAATGGGATAGAAACCCCATTAAAAGTTCTATTAAAACAAATTTATAGCGGGGGCTATGATGGGATTGTATCCAGTAGACAAGAGTCAAGAATTTATTAATGAAGGGATGACATTAATCACCGAGACTGATAGTGAGAAGTATCTAAAAGCGTCAGGAAAGGCATCCAGTAAGAAAAAGAAGGATGAACTATATCCAATGCCTGAAGACCGCCTAGAACGCCCTTGTGGAGGTGCTGGAGGATTTGATGATTATGTAGAGCATTGGACCGAATGAATAAATAATTGCAGTCTATTGTTGTGTCTAAATGCCAACCTTTCAGACATTCAAAGATTTGAGTGTTACATTTAAGAAGCATCCTGTTTCTAATGATCTAGTAACAGTAAAAGATAAAGCTGCTATTGTTCAGGCAATAACAGTGTTGCTTCTTACTAGGAAAGGTGAGAGACCATTTCAGCCTCAGTTAGGTTGTGGGATACAGAATGCATTATTTGAACCATTAGATTATGGTACTGCAGGTATTATCAAATCTGAGATAAGGGATACATTAAATCGTTACGAACCAAGAATTAGTATTGATAATATTTTGTGTATACCTGATGATGTGAATAATGGTTATGAAGTTGAGTTATCATATACTATTATTGGAAGAGATGATGCACCAATAGCAGTAGAATTCTTTCTAGAGCGTACACGATAATGCCATATACACAGGTTGCAAATTTAGATTTTGAAGATATTAAATTAGCTCTAAAAGAATATCTTAGGGCACAATCAGATTTTACTGATTATGATTTTGAAGGGTCAGCATTATCAGTATTAATTGACACATTAGCGTATAATACGTATTATACGGCATTTAACACCAATATGGTGGTAAATGAACTATTCATAGATTCTGCCACGTTAAGGGACAATGTGGTAGCAATTGCGAAGCAATTAGGATATAGACCCAAAAGTATTACATCACCAACTGCTTATATTAACTTCACGATTGATTATAATACACCAACAACTGATAG